TTGCTGGCGACGGTCGGCGGCGGTTTATTGATCGCCGGGGCAGGGCTCAAATTGGTGGGTGTGGGTTTCAAAGTCCTCGTGGTCCCGCTGGAAGCGATGATGGTCATTCCTTTCGCGGGCATCGCCTCCGGTTTGATCTTGCTCACAGCGGCTCTCGCGGCACTCGTACCGATCGTTTTCCACAAGGAAATTGCCAACTGGATCGACAATAAGGCACCGGGCGTTGGGGATTTTCTTTACAACGCGACCACTCCTTCCGAATGGGGGTCATTGGGTGGCCATCATTCGAAATCGAACTGGTATTCCCAAGTCAGTGCCGGGGCAACCGGGGGCGGCAGCAAGCCAGTCCAAGTGACCACCAATGTCAACCTCGACGGCCGACAGATCGCCTCCGTCGTCAGCGACCACCAGTATTCCAGCTTCAACCGTGACCTCTCAAGCGGCAGCGGCTTCGACGGCAAGCTCTCCTTCGTCGCGCCGGGCGTACCATGACCGTCACATTAACCCTCGGCGGCGTCGTCTTCGCCGACTTCGAGATACCCGAATCAATCAACTCCGGCGGCGAGCAGCAACTCGTCGTCCACAAACTCCCCGGCGGCAACCGCGTCATCGACGCGCTCGGTCCCGACGATGCCGAAATCCGCTGGTCGGGACGGTTCAGGGGTTCGAACGCCGAAGAACGCGCCTTGCTTCTCGACTACATGCGTCGGCAGGGCCAGCAAATCCTGCTCACTTACGGCCTGCACCGCTACCAAGTCATCCTGCACGAGTTCACCGCCAACTTCCAATACGGCGGTCTCGAAATCCCCTACAGCATCGGCTGCACCGTGGTGCGGGATGAAACGCAAGGGATCGCTTCCACTGTCGTCGGCTTCATCGAATCGATGGCCTCCGATCTGGTCAGTGCGTTGGGACTGAGCGACGTGATCGGCAGCTCGACCATTGCAGCCGCTGTCACGGGCGTCGGCACGGCTTTTACCAATTATCAGGCTGGCGTGCCAAATACGACGAACGCCATCGCGGGCACAACCGCCGTAGCCGAAGGGCCGCTCTTGAACGCTCTGCAAACATCCATCGCGGGTGCCCAAGATGTCACACAGTCAGAAATTGCGGCGACAGCAGCGCCGATCAACGCCCAGCCGGTCATAGCGGGCGGTTCGCCATCAACTATGGCTTCAGCACTTACGGCTTCCGCCTCAGGCTTCGGGCAACTCGGCAACCTCTACCAATTGAACAGCGTCCTTTCCCGCATGGGTGTGAACGCCTCGAACAAAGGGGATTAAATGCGCACCGTTACCGTTGCCGGAGGTGATCTCTTCACTCTCGCCCTCAAATATCTAGGCGACGCCAGCCAATGGAATCGCATCGCTCAAGCCAACGGTCTGATCGACCCAGTGCTGACCGGCATCATCACACTGCAAATCCCGTCAGTTAACCCGAACGCTGGCGGGGGCGTATTTGTCCCTGCTTGACCTGAACGGCCCGCGAAGCGCACCTTCGAAAACGCGCAGCCCGCTCTGCTCGGTGGCCGTCAACGGCATCCCGCTCACCGGCGTCGCCGAAGTCGAAGTCACGAACGCCAGCCATTTCACGGCGGACACCTTCCGCGTCGTCTGCGCCAGCAGCGGTTTGCCGGTCGGGTACGGCCCCGATTATTGGGCGCTGTCGGATGGCGACCAGATCGCGGTGTCCGCAGGTTTCACCGACACCGGCCTCAATCAGTTGATCCTCGGTCAGGTGGATAACGTCGAATACGACCCCGTCCAGCGGACGCTGACTCTCAGCGGTCGCGACCTCTCCGCACCGCTCATCGACAGCAAGACCAGCGAAAAATTCATCAACCTGACCTCCAGCGAGATCGCCCAAGCTCTCGCACTCCGGCGCGGCCTCGACTCCGAAGTGCAGGCGACGATGGCGAAGGCGGGGAGTTATTACAACATCGACCACGTCGTCCTGACGCAGGAGCAAACCGAGTGGGATCTGCTCGTCTACCTCGCCGAGCGCGAAGGATTCGACGTGTGGGTGAGCGGAAGCAAACTCTTCTTCCAGCCGTCCCCCGCCGGGACAACGCCGCCGTACAAGATCGTCTATGATGCGCAAGCAGCCAGCGCCACGGATATCAAGTTGAGCCGCTCCCAGACGCTCGCGCGCGATGTCATCGTCAAAATCCAGAGTTGGAACCAGAAGCAGCAGAAAAGCTTCACCGTCACCTACAAGGTGAGCCAGGCATTCAAGAGCCAGCGCAGCGGTGGCAAGGCGCAGACCTACAGCTACACCGTCCCGAACCTGACCCGCGACCAAGCCCAGAGACTCGCCCAATCCAAGGCCGAAGAGATCACCCGCCATGAACGGGTCTTGAGCGCCAGCTTGCCGGGCGACAACCTGCTTTCCACCCGGTCGCTCGTGCAACTCGTCGGCACCAACACGGCATGGGATCAGAATTATTACCCAGACACCGTCACCCGCCGATTGTCTTTTCAGGAAGGATACCGCATGGATTTCCGAGCCAAAAACCACAGCACGCAGAGCACGGTGGTACTCGGTTAATGCGGAAACTTCAGAACATTTTCCGCCGCGAGGCGATCCGGGTTGCCGGACAGACCGCACTTGCACGCATGGGCGTGGTGTCGGCCTACGATCCAAGCCACTATGCCGCCAAGGTTCTGATCCAGCCGGAAGGCCACGAGACGGGCTTCCTACCAATCGCCACGCCTTGGGTCGGAAACGGCTGGGGATTGTTCTGTCCGCCAACACCCGGCGATGTGGTTGACGTGCATTTTCAGGAGGGCGGCAGGGAAGGGGGCTACATTTCCCTGCGCTATTTCGGAGACCTCGCGCAACCGCTCTCCGTCCCGTCCGGGGAATTCTGGCTGGCCCACAAGTCGGGTAGTTTCCTGAAATTCCACAACGACGGGTCGGTAGAGATCAATACCGCCGCCAACCTCAACGCCACCGTTGGGGGGCAGGCGAACCTCACCGTCACCGGAAAAGTCGTGGCCAGCGCCCAGGAATTCGACCTCACCGGCAACGTGAAGGTGACGGGGGACATCACGGCATCGGGCGAGATTTCCGATCACAACGGCACCGACGGTAACGTGGGCCACATCCGCACCGTCTACGACGGTCACACGCACGGCGGAATTCAAACGGGTGGTGGCAACACCGCAATTCCCAACCAACCACTCTGAGGCATATGGCAGACATCGGACATTTCTTCTCAGGTGACCTTCAGCTTGGAGCCACCGGCGACCTGCTCGTGGTGGATAGCGTGCTGGAAAGCCAACAACGAATTCTCCGCCGATTGCTCACCAACCCCCAGGACTACATTTGGCATCCCGACTACGGTGCGGGACTGCCCGGAAAAATCGGCCTGCCGCTCGACGAGAGTGCGCTCGACAGCCTGATCCGCTCGCAGATGTTCCTCGAAGAGAGCGTGGTGCAGAATCCGGCCCCGCAAGTCATCACGAGCCTAATCCCCAACGGAATTGACGTTCAGATCCAGTATGTCGAAGCCGATTCCTCGCAACCAACAACCCTCAGTTTCGATGTGACCCCGTAATATGGCATCCTTAAAGACCTTCTCATTCAGCCAGCTTGTGGGCAACTTCGCCACGGCGGTGCAAGGTTCGGCATCGGCCTTGATTAGTTTCAAAGACGGGTCGGCATTTCTCGCCATCGCCGAAGCGACCTCGGGCGTCGTCCTCTGGCTTCAGGCGATCATCTTGCAAGTACTCACCCTTACCCGTGCAGCCACCAGCGTCGGAACTGACCTCGATACATGGGTTGCCGATTTTGGCGTGACCCGTCTTCCGGCGACGACCGCCACGGGACAAGTCACCTTCTCCCGCTTCACCGCCAGCCAGCAGGCGCTCGTCGCGGTAGGTACAACGGTGCAGTCCGCCGACGGCACGCAGAACTTCACGGTCACGACCGATACGACGAACTCCGCCTACAGCGCATCCCAAGGCGGGTATGTGCTTCCTGCGAATACCGCGAACGTCAGCGTTCCGGTGCAGGCTCAGGTTCCCGGTTCCGGCGGCAACATCCTTTCAGGGGCGATCAGCGTCATCACGACCCCGATCCCCGGCGTGGATACGGTTACCAACGCCTCGGCCTTCACCAACGGCATCGACGCCGAGAGCGACCCGGCCCTGCGCGCGCGGTTCGTGCTCTACCTCGCCTCTCTATCGAAAGCCACCAAAGCTGCTGTGGCATACGCCATCGCGACCGTGCAACAGGGGCTGAACTACACCCTGACCGAAAATTACAACTACGCCGGAACCTACACGCCCGGTTATTTCTACGTTGTTGCCGATGACGGAACCGGCCACCCAAGCAGCAATCTTCTCACCCTCATCGGCAACGCGATCAACGCAATCCGGCCGCTGTGCAGCACCTTCGGGGTCTTCGCACCGACGTTGCTGACGGCCAACGTGGCCATGACACTTACCACGGCCAGCGGCTACACGCACGCCAACGTCATCGCTTCCGTCAGTGCGGCCTTGCAGAACTTCATCAACGATCTGACCATCGGCTCCTCTTTGCCTTATACCCAACTGGCCAGCATCGCCTACAGCGTCCCCGGCGTCACCAACGCTTCCAGCATCCTCCTCAACAGCGGCACGTCCGACCTGACCGCCGACCCCCAGCACAAAATCGTGTGCGGGTCACTCACGATCAGCTAGATGACGACCGGAAGCCAGAAGGACACCGTCCGGCGGATCAAATCGCTCCTGCCCAACGGCTGGTTCCAAGGCGACACTCCGATCCTCGACGCCGTACTCGCGGGCATCGCCTGGGCGCTCGCCCAAGTCTACTCGTTCGCTGCTTATGCAAGGTTGCAGACCCGCATCACCACAGCGACGGACGGTTTTCTCGATCTGATCTCCTACGACTTCTTCGGCATCGGCCTGCCCCGCAAGCTCAACGAACCGGACAGTTCATTCCGCACCCGGATCAAATCGCTGCTGCTCCTCGAACGCGCCACCCGCGCCGGACTCATCAAGACCCTGACGGCCCTGACCGGGCGCATACCGTGGGTGTTCGAACCCGCCAACACCGGCGACACCGGCGGATTGAACACGAACAGCATGGGACTCAATGCGGCCGGGGGCTTGGGCAATTTATCGCTGCCCTTTCAATGCTTCGTCATCGCCTACCGTCCCGTGGGCCAGGGGATTCCGAATATCGCCGGCCTCGGGTACCCGCAAGGCGCGCTGAACACGCCGAGCCAGTCGGCGCTGTCGAACCTCAGTCAGATCGTGGGAGCCATCACCGACGCCGACATTTATCGAACGATTGACAGCGTGATGCCGGTCGGAACCATCGCCTGGACTCAAATATCAAGTTAACAAGGAGCAAAAATGGATCGCATCATCGTCTATCCGGGACAAATTCCCACGGACACCATGTTTCTACAAACCAACCTGTACTCCATGATCGGCCTCGGCTTCCTCATGCAGGCAGTCCTCGGAACGAATACCATCGTGGACGGCCTCGGCTGCACCGCCACCAGCCCGGCAAGTATGTCGGTCAACGTCGCGACCGGCTCCATCTACAGTCTGGCCCAGATCGACGCCACGGCCTATGGCAGCATTGCCGCCGACACCACCGACCAGATCGTGAAGCAGGGCATCGTTCTCGGCACGACGACCTTTAGCTGCCCGGCACCCGTCACGGTCGGCCAGTCCGTCGTGTACCTGATCGAAGCCGCCTACCAGGACCTTGACGGTGGTTCCACGGTCCTGCCGTATTACAACGCCTCGAATCCTTCTGTTCCCTACAGCGGCCCGGCCAACAGCGGCACGGCCCAGAACACCCTCCGCCAAGGCAAATGCGTTCTCCAACTCAAGACCGGCGTAGCTGCGACCACCGGCACGCAGGTCACTCCGACCGCCGACGCGGGATTTACCGGATTGTGGGCAATCACCGTCGCCAACGGTGCGAGTACGATCACCAGCGGCAATATCGCCCAGATCTCAACGGCCCCTTTCATATCTCCAAAGCTGACCGCGATCATCGCTGCCGTCCAAGCGGGAACCGCGAATTATGTGGCGGACACGAGCGGCGCTGCAAACACCATCACCATCGCCCTCACTCCCGCCGTTGCTGCCCTGACCACGGGTATGCCCGTTCGTGTGAAGATCGCGAATGCCAACACCGGTGCTACAGTCCTGAATACCAACGGTCTCGGGAACGTCGCCGTCCACTCCCAATCCGGCAACGCCTTGATCGGAGGCGAGTTGTCAGCGAATGGCATCTACGGCTTCATCTACGATGGCAACTACTGGCAGCTTCAGAGCGCGGTCAGCTCACGCAACAATTATTACGGCGGCACGAGCGGTGGCAC